GAAAATAACGTTGATAAGCTATTGATGCGGGTTAAATTACCAGTGGCAAGACCTATTTGACAATCGGCCTCATTTTAACGGTAATCGAAAGAAAGCCAAACAGGGTAATCGAAAGAAAGCCCGGAGGAACATAAAATGAGCGACCAATCCACTTTACGAGCAATGGGTGCATTAAAAGGTTTAACAAAATTTCTTGATCTGACAGCCGACAACACGGTTGCATCAATCAAGCCCGCGACAGGGAAGCTCTATTTCCTGCAAGTTACAAATCCAAATACAGAAGATGTCTGGGTACAATTATTCGATGATCTAGTTGCGACTATTGTTTCGGCGGGTCTTGGTACAGCAGTACCAAAACTTACATTTTGTATCCCCGCTGGTGGTGGAGTAGGCCATGAAACAGTATGGAATCCTATTGAAATGCCAGTCTCCCCAGTAGAATTTGAGACAGCAATAACCTATGCTGTGACCACGACCAAAGATGGTAACACAGCCCCAACCTTAGATGTAGTCATTAACGCACTACACGCACATTAGGAGGCTGTCATGGGACACGGTGTAAAAAGTTTAGCAACTATATTCAGGATGTATGCGAATATTGCGGGGGCAGATGTACCAACCCCTCCAAGTGGATATGTTAATCTATTCACAGAGATAACAACCAAACACTTGAGCCAAAAAGATAATATCGGAACAATAATCGATCTTACGGCAACTGGTGGAGAAGCCCCTGCGGCTTATCGTGATTATATACTTGGCGACCCAGGGAGCGACCCAGATATTGGCCGTGTAAGACTATACTTTGACACTGACGGTATACTCAGGTCATTAGATTCATCTGGTGCTAGTGTCGCAATCTCATCCGCACCCTATTACGGTGTCTCATGGGATGAAGTAGCAGACAGTTACACACGCACAGGCGCATTGGCTGGCATCGCCACTGGAGCATCACCGTCGGCATTTATGCCTATACAGGAATCTATGAAACGCTGCATTTTGGATGACTCTGGGAACGTGCTGTATTTTCTAGACCCTAACGACAGCACACTAAAAGCCAATGGACAGCCAGCAACCATTACAGACCAGTCGCATGGACAGGTCATGGTGCAGATACCTAAATTTTGGTACAAATACGGCTACTCAGGCACAACCCACACCTGGGAGATTTCACCACAACCACTAAACGGTTTTACGGTACACCCTGCGTTTATTCGTGATGGTGCTGAGGTTGATTTCAGATATGTAGGTGCTTATGAGGCCAGCCTTTATGATGACAGTGCCAGCGCAATGGTCCCCAGCGGTTCAATTGCAACCAGTCTATATGCGGCCGGTGATAAACTTTGCTCAATATCCGGGCAGTACCCAAAAACAAACGAAACCAGAGCCGAAAACCGGGGAGCCGCATCACAGCGGGGAGCCGGTTGGCGAATGATGGATTTTGATTTAATGAGTGCAGTACAATTACTCTACCTGGTTGAATACGCAGATTTCAATAGTCAATCAATGATTGGCAACGGTAGAACAACGCTATCCGGTGGGGGTTGGACAGCCGGATCATATATCGGAATTGCCGGTTTATCCAATGGCGACGGTAACGGATCGAATGCAGTTCAATCAGGCGCGTTGGGTGATACGGATTATATGACATACAGAGGAATTGAGAACTTCTTTGGCAATATCTGGAATTTCATTGATGGCGTGAACATTTACAACAACGAAGCCGGTGCATATAGCCGCCTGTTTGCCTGTAACAATGAAGCCAATTTCGCAGACGACACCCAGGTCAATTATGAGGCGGTTGGTGATTTAGTATTATTGGATGGCTATCAATCAACCCTGGCACAGGTCATGCGTGGTTTTTTACCGCTGACAGTTGGAGCCACAAGTTCAACAAAGATCACAGATTACTTTTATACCTACTATGACAATCTAGGCTCAGGATGGACAGAGGATTACCGGGTGCTCCTGTTGGGCGGTTATGCGGCTGACGGTTCGACGGCGGGCGTTTTCTACGTGCATGCGGATGGCGCCTCTTCGTATGACGGTGTGCACTTCGGCGGTCGGCTGTGCTTCTAAATTTTTACAGGTTTTTGTGGGAGCAGGTGCTCCTGTTGGGCAGTAATGCGAATAACGGTTCGACAGCAGGCGTTTTCTACGTGAATGCGAATAACGCCTCTTCGTATGACAATGTGAACATCGGCGGTCAGCTATGCTTGAAGTCGTAACCACAACAACCTTGCCCCTTGGCAAAACACAAAGCGGTTCCCACATGGTGTCAGTAGGTCATTTTGACTCGAAAGCTCTGGGACATCCAAGCACATGAAGCGCATTGGATATTTATATGAAGAAGTCTGTTCGATGGAAAATCTCATTGAAGCCCACAAACGGGCCAGTCGCGGCAAGCAGCATTATAGGGAAGTGAAGATGATTAATGCAGCACCAGAGAAGTTTTTACACCTACTCAGAGAAATGCTGTTGAATCAGACATTCAAAAACTCATCATACACAAGAATAGTCCGCAATGAATATGGAAAAGTGCGAGAGATATCGAAACTCCCCTATTTCCCTGACAGAATTATCCACCATGCAATAATGAATGTGGTTGAACCAATCTGGACAGCGCAACTAATCCGTGATACCTGGGCATCAATCAAAGGGCGCGGCATTCATAAGGGTGTGCGCAGAATCAAACAATCATTACTGGATAGAGAGAACACGCAGTATTGTTTAAAAATGGATGTGCGCAAATTCTATCCATCAGTTGATAATGAGATAATGAAACACATCATCAGGAATAAAATTAAAGACGAGAACCTTTTATGGCTGATTGACGAGATAATTGATTCAGCAGATGGTTTGCCTATTGGAAACTATCTATCTCAATTTATGTCAAATATTTATCTATCGGGGCTGGACCACTGGATTAAGGAAACCCTGGGGGCGAAATATTATTTCCGCTACTGTGATGATATGGTTTTAATGGGTAGCAATAAAGCTGAGTTGCACGAACAACGGAAAATGATTAGTGGGTATCTAAAAGATAATTTGAATCTACATTTAAAACGTGATTGGCAGGTTTTCCCCGTGGATGTTCGGGGCATTGATTTTCTGGGATATAGATTCTTCCATGATTACACATTGGTAAGGAAATCAATAGTCAAACGCTTTAAGAAAAAGCATAGACAAAACAGCACTAAATCAATCCCGTCTTATTGGGGGTGGTTTAAGTGGGCCGATTCACATAATTTGGTTAAAAAATACGAGGTGCGATATGGATAAAGGTTCAAGCGTTCAGAAACCTGCTTTAGTAGCAGCCAGAAACGGAATGCTTCAGGTCCGTTATAATATACACCCCGTTACGGTTGGTGATGGTGACGACCAGCGGGATGAGTATCAATATAACTATATTGAGGTTAACCCAAACCCCACCAGGAAACAGGTCATTGATATCTTAATCAGGGCAAAGTATGATGTGAATGACGAGTTTGCATTGTTGGCCCTGACAAATACGGACCCTGAATATGTGGCCTATCGTGATTTCATTACGGCCTGTAAAGCAACCGCCGACGAGGTGCTAGGTGTTCTGTGAAAAAGTTCGGAGACTTCGCAACCGAGGAGCAGCCTCTGGATGGCGACAAAGAGCGGATAGACAATATTTTAAACAGGGCAATACTTGTCACCGGTTTCAGGGTAAAAAACAGTCAATACAGTAAGAACGAATCAGGGAAGTATTTAACATTGCAATTCAGTATAGAAAAACAGACTAAAATAATCTTCACCGGTTCAGATGTTTTGATTGGTCAGTTGGAACGCTATGCTGATGAGATTCCCTTCATGACAACGATAAAGAAAATTAATAGATATTACACACTAACATGAGCTGATGTAGGAATCTGAAATGGAACACTTCGAGTTGATACTATCTGAAATACGGGATATAAATAAAACCACATCTGGAATACGTGCAGACCTGAACACGCTGGCAGGAGTAAATAAGGCACAACATAGTGAAATGGAAAAAACCCTCATAGCTTTAGCATCGCAAATTGGTAACCAAAATGGTAGAGTCACAAAGTTAGAACATTTTAAAACTACCATCCTTACAAAAGTAAAAGTGATCCCTGCTACAATCTCAGCAATATTTGGGGTGGTTACGCTGGCAATAGGTTTATATCTGAGGGGTAACGGATGAGTAAGAAATACACTTTCGGGGCTATTTGTCTCCTGCTGAT